TGACCGCTCCCGACACGCGCGACGATCTCTGCCAGTGCGGGCACCGGCGCGGCGATCATTCTCCGCTCGAAAATCGCCCCTGCCTGATCTGTAAGGACCGCGAGATATGCGGTGGGTTCGTGAAGCGCGGCGAAGAAATGAATGCTCAAACGCACGCAGGAGGTTCCATTGGGAAAGTTTCTCGATAGTTGGCTAAGGGTTTCTCTTGGTGAGCCCACGTCCCAGGGTAAGTCAGACACGACTGAGCGCGTGGCGGCGGCAATCGCTAGGATCGTAGAGGATCGCACATCCGGCGATTATGATATCCACGGTGAAATCGCTACGGCTTGCGCCCGCGCCGCTATCGCCGCCATGCGCGATCCGACAGAGGCAATGGAGAAAGCGGGGGAGCGTGCGGTTAACAGTTGCCTTTCGGGCGACGTAGGAGAAGAGGGAACACTTGAGGCCGATCCATGGGTGCCGGTATGGCACGCGATGATCGACGCCGCCCTCGCACAAACCGCGACCGATCCGGAAACGCCCGTTCCACTTTCCCCAGCCAATCTGAGGAAAGTCTGAGGAAACAAATTGAGCTAAGTGCTGGTGCCGGCTACAGGACTCGAACCTGTGACCCCCTGATTACAAAACTCTGGCGCAAGCAATAGAATCAACGAGGCTTTCCCCGGATCGGCCGTCTCGGGGCGATATGTTTCCTCGTTTTCCTCAGTTCAGCTTCGCGACGCACATCTTGCCGTTGCCCTTGTCGACGGTCACGGCATAGGACGGCTTGTTCGGCGACGTGCTCGACCAGCTCAAGAAGTTGAAATACGCGGTCGAATAGTCCTTCGGCGCGACCCATAGCTGGACCTTGGTCGACACGAGGTGGTGCACGTCGCAGCGGCCAACCCAGCACGAGTCCGAGACCGGATTGAAGTTCATCGCGTTCTGCTCGGTCACCTGATAGCCGGTGTTACCGGTCGCGGTGTCGGCAACCGTTATCCCGCTGCCCCACATCGCCCACTGGTCGGTGTTGTTCGTCTCGCCCAGCTCGCCCGAGACGAGGAACACGTCGCCCTTGTGCACGCCAGGCACCGGCAGCGACATCACCACATGGCGCAAATTGTCCTCAGGCACGGCGGCGAGAAGCTCCGGCATGTTCGGCGTGCAGACGGGAGAAACCGCCGCCAGCGATGACGAGGCGAGCGCTGAGAGCAGTCCAGCGATGGCGAACTGTTTCATGTGAAACCTCCTACGGGTGTCCGGTCAGCCAGCGAATGACGAGCGGGAGAACAGCCGACGCGACAATCCCGCCAACCGCCCCAAGGCTGGACGCGATCATCGCGTTCGCGCGGCGCCGATTCGTGCGCCAGGTCTCAAGGTTCTTAAGCCGCGCGCCGTGATCCTGGACAATGGCTTCCAGCTTTTCGCAGCGGTCGCCGTCTTTCTCCAACGTCTCGGTACGCCGGATAACGCCAGCGAAGGCGGATCGCATTTCTGCGATCATGCCTGTCATGCTGGTGATGCTGGTGTCCAATTTGTCGATCTGCCCGAGGAATTCCTTGCGGTCTTCGGGGATGCGATCCAGCACGGCCGCCATGCGGCCTATTTGCTGGGAGAGGTCGATATTGCTTTGTGAGCGCGGGGCCAAGTTAGGAGGCGGGCGGAAGGGCCGCGAGCTGCTTGGCGATGTCGGCTTTCAGCGTGAGGTAGTCCGCCTCGTAGCCGTCCTCGAACGCCTGAAGCTGCGCGGCGGTCGGAGGTGTGCCGCCGACGATCTGATTGTAGAGCGCGACGGCCGTGGGTTCGGCAGCGATCACACCCTGAACGATCTTCTCGCCAATGCTGATCGCCGCTGCGCCGCCCGGAAAGGCTACTTCAGCGACAGGAACGAGCGGGGCGATGGCCGTGACGAAGCCGTTCACGCCGGCGACGATTTCATCCCACGTCGAGGGAGTTCCTTGGCTCGACATCAGTGTGTGATCCCTTTTGAGGTTGTGTAGGCGTTCCACTGGCGCAGCGCCTCGTTCAGCGCAGCGAAGTTCAGGCTTTCATGCGCGTCGTTGGCGGCCTTCAGATGCGTGAAGGCGTCATGCACGGCGTCGCTGATCTGGCTGATTTGTTGCAGCGTGGGGCGGTCGAGCGTGCCGGTGTTCACGGCGATGTCGGCCGCCTTCGTCACGCCATCGGCGGCGAGAACGGCGGTCGCGAAGGTCGAAACCTGAGTCGGTGTGGAGCTGGAAAGTGACTGAGCGGTGTTGGCGGTCCACTGCGCAATCGTGGTGCAACCGGCCAGCGGCAGGACGAGCGCGGCGACGAGGGCTAGACGCTTCATGGTTGTTCTCCAGTCTGCGATTGATTGAGCCGGTCGGTGATCTCTTTTTCTGGCAGGCGCTCCACGGCAGCTTTCGCGCCCGCGACGACGGCCTTTTGCTCGGCCTGGCTGAGCGGCGTCATCACCGGCGTCTGGCGCGCAACCGCGCTGTGCACAGCAACTGCGGTCACGAGGTCCGCCTTCTTTGCGGTATGGCTCTGCTGCCAGAGGGACCACGTCGCCAGAAGACCGACGATGATGCCGGTCAGGAGGTCGGGGTCGATCACATCGGCGGGAACCCAGCCCTTCGCGATGGCGCGGGTGAGCGCGAAAACGACGATGAGCCGCAAAGGCCCATAGAGCGGGTTGTTTTTCAGCGACGAGAAATCCATGCGCCACGATTGAGCCGCTCTACCGTCGCGGGCAACGCACCGTCATTGCCAGGGCAAGGCTTCCAGCGAGGTTGCTGAGCTGTAGACCGTCGTGGTGCCCCCGGTGATCGACTTCGCCAGCAGGGTCACGAAATGCTTGCCTTCCGACAGGCTGGCCGCACCGCTGAGCGCGAACGGCAATTGCGTCGTCCCGCCATTGTTGCTGCCGGTCTTCTCGGTCTGCGCGGTCGAGGTGCTGTCGAACCCGGCGCCAACGTTCCAGCCATCGCCGCCTGTGCCGTTCGCCGCCATGCCGCTTGCCGCGAAGGCTGTTGTCGGGACAGGGAGGCCGGGCGTCGCAGGCGCGCCCCACGAGACGAACTCGCATTCGATCTCGCTGTTGGGCTCGGCGTAGGAGGTCGACGAGGTCGTGCGGTCGGTCGAATAGGTGCTGATGCACTTGTTCTGCTGGCGATTTTCCCAGCTCGCCACGTCCTGCTTCGTCGCGGTCGCATTCAGGTTGTGCGAGGCGTCGATGTAGGCCATGCCGACCAGTGTCCGCGCGGTGTTGCCGCTCTGGACCTCGACGCCATTGGCATCCGTCACATGCCCGGCCGCGCTGATGACCAGCCCGATCCAGTAGCAGGATCCCGTACCGGTCGCGACCCAGCTCACATCCGTCACGTCGATGTGCGTGGCATCGATCAGCGTCGTATTGACGTCGTTGAGCACATCCGCCGCCGCCGTGCCCGTCGCATTGACGCAGGTGATCGGATCGCCGGTGTTGAAACCGGCCGTGCTGTTGATCGTCAGGCGAACCTTGCCGCTGCCATTGTCCGCCATCGCCGTCACCCCCTGCGTGGTCGGGAGCGCGTAGATGTAGCGCAGCGCGCTTGTGACCGCGGAGAACACGGAATTGTCCAGAAAGATGCAGCCCGCGAGCGAATACATCGATCCGTTGATGATGAGGCCGCCGGAGCCGTTGAGCGGGCAGACCTGAAGCTGGCCGGTGCCACCGGAGCACGTACCCTTGCAGGACATGTAGACCTGCCCATGGGCGGTGTTCGAGCCATAGCCCAAATTGTTGCGCGTGATCGTCGAGGGCGCGCCGCCGTCAATGCGCCAGCGGTTCGTGCTCGGGTCGTAGCGGAACGTGATCGATCCGCTCACTTCGCCAACCAGCGTGAGGATGCTCGACTGAGCAACGGGGTTTGTGGCGATCGTCGCGCCATTCGGGTCGATGGTGATGGCGTTCGTGTTCGGCCGGAACTTGACGGTGCATCCCGTGACCGCAGGATTCGGCAGGATCACGGGGAGCGTGCCGCCCGCAGCACTCGAAATGACGGTTTTGCCGCAATCCCCGTTGGTCAGCCGCACGGTGTTCGTGTTGGTGGGCTGTATCTTCACGCTGTTCGTGTCGGGGCTGGTCGCGAAATCCCCGCAACCGACATAACCAAGCAGACTGTTCGACCCACCGACAGTGAGCGTTCCCGCCGTGTCGTTCTCGCAATAGGCGGTCGTGCCGGCGAACGAGTTTCCGACCATGTTCACGCTGCGCGCGTCGCCCATGACGGTGATCACCGAACCCGCGATCTGCGCGGTGTTCCCGGAAAGCGTGATCGAGGACTTCTGCGGCGTGGCAGGACATGGCACGTTGCTGGCGTCGTAACAGGCCACATCCACAAGGGTGTTCAGCAACCCGCTGTTGCCGGCCGATCCGCCCAGGTGCGAGTTCGCCACCACGTTGGGCGCGATGTTCGATGCAGCCTTGCTGTGCGCCGCGATCGCAGCACCGAAATAGTAGCTGTCGCACATCGACATGCGGTTGCTGTCGGCGTTCGACCAGAACTCGATGCCGTAGTGCGTCTGATCCTGCAGGACGTTCTCATCGTGCAGCGAGCAGTTCACCGCGATCAGGCCGCGGCAATTGAAGCCGGCGGAAATTCCTTTGGAGTGGCTCAACTCGCCGATGTCATTCAGGCGGACGTCGACGGTCTTGGCGCAATTGAACGCGGGACCATTGCGCATCACCGCCGAGCCGTAGATCGACGCCACCTTGAGATCGAGCGTCAGACCGCTGCCCGTCCCGCCGGTCGTGGGGCTGTTTGTCAGCGTCGGCAGGACCGAATAACTGCCCTCGCTGCCATCGGCATCGTCGAACGAAACAGCCGTGGGAACGCCCGGTCCGCCGATGGCGCCGTTATCGATCTGATCGACATCGATCACTGCCGGCGTGCCGGTTCCCGTCGATGGCGACACCCGATCCCCAACGGAGTACCCGGAGCCCGCAGTGTTGATGGAAACGGCCGCGATGGAAACCAGCGTCGGCGCGGTGTCCGCGATGGTGATTGTGCAGGTTCCGGTCGTATTGGCCGGATGGGCGCTATCCAGCCAGATCTTGCCATAACCGCGATGCACGTTGACGATCGTCGCCGTGCCCGTGATGCAGGACCCGGTCACCGATTGTGTCGGCTGGACCTGAGACAGAAACAGCGTGAGGCCGGAAATGACTACGGAGCCATTGGTCACGGTGACGCCGGGCTCAGACTGTCCGCCCGTGATGAAGGCCGACGTGGAGCCCTGGAACAGGATGTGCGTGGAGTCGACGACGGTGGCGATCCACCCGCCGATCGCACTCTGTGCGCTCAGGTTGTCGGCATTCGCCATCCAGACCTGATAGCCGGTGAGCGGACAGCCAACACCGGTGCAGGCCGAACTGAGCGTGGCGAGCAGGTTGCCCCCGGAATCGGTGATGCTCGAAACCGCGAACGACGGTTCCTGCATCGTGCCGCCAAACCGGGTGGCAAAGGGCGAGCACTGGAGATCGCTTCCGTCGATGCGTCCGCCGCCGGGCTGGTTCGTGAAATCGATGCACTTGGTGGCGTCGATCGACAAATGTTTGAGAACCGCGGTGCGCGCGTTCTTGGTGCTGACGCCGGTAGCGAAACCCACGAAAAGACCGCCATCGAGCGTCGATCCTTCCCCGGTGACGGTGACACCTGTTCCGGCGAAAGCCTGCGCGCGGGCGTAGTTCGCCTGGAAATCGCCGGATGCGGGCGGCGCGGCCTGCGCGATGTTCGACTTGAGGAACGTGCAGTTGTGCTCGCCGGAATTGGACGGAAATGTGATGCCGGCGGTGGTCGTGAGCGCGAAGCTCATCGGCATGTTGCGGTAATCGTTGTTCGCCGGTTCGGTCGCGATAGGGCCCGGGCACCAGTATTGGATGCCAGGCGCGACGGTGTGCGTGCCGACAGCATAGCAGCCGCCGGTCACGACGATGTTGTGGATGCCGGAGCCGAGCGCCGCCGTCTCGGCATTCGTCATCACCGTGGCGTTGGGCGTCGAGCAATCGTCGGTGGCGCCGGCGAAGTCCTTGAGCGCCAGCGCGCGGCCGCCGAGCGCTTCGAGCGTGACCGTGTTTGTCGCTGATGTCGGCGTGATGCTCTTGTTCGAGATCGTCTGGACCTGCGTCGTCGTGACGATGGAGTCCGCGATCGCGAGCGACGGCAGCAGGAGCGCCAGAAGGAAGATCAGATTTTTCATGGGTCAAGCTCGCGAGTGGTTCCGGTGTAAGCCTTGAAGACGATCTTTCCCGTCACGTTGTCGACGAAGATGTACCAAACGTCGGACGGCGGAGTGGGCACGTCGGCAGCGGTGGCGGACGTGAGGATGATCGGCGTGTTGATGTCGGCCTTGCCGACGTGGAGCGCGCGCACAGCGGCGTCGACGAATTTGGCCCAGCGATACCACGGCTCGGTGATGCGGCCATTCGAATCGACAAGACGCTCTTGGCGCTGCGGGAAGCGCGCGCCGGGGATGACGGTGCCCGCGAACGGATCGCTTCCCGCCAGAATAGCGCCCGCATCGAAAGCCGCGAGCGAGTCCGAAACGCTCGACGGCAGGACGGCAACGCTGGACGGGGCGTCGGAGGCTGTTCCGGTCTCAGAGATGGTCGACGCGAACGTTGTGCCGGTCGACGGAGTATCAGCAGCCGATCCGCTCTCTGATGCGCTGACCCCAAACGTTCCAATGTTGCTCGGCGCGTCCGATGCCGCGCCGCTTTCGGCCGCAGTGGACGGCAATGTCGCGAGCGAGGACGCAGCATCGCTGGCCGTTCCGCTTTCAGAAACGGACGATGGCAGCGTGGCTACGGAAGACGGTGCGTCAGATGCAGAACCGCTTTCTGAAGCGCTTGATGGCAGCGTCGCAACATCAGTCGGGCTATCGGACGCTGAGCCGCTTTCCGAGACTGAGTCGTTGTAGACGTTGCCGCCGGCAGCAGCCGGCATCGAGAAGAACGAACGGCTGACGTTCTGTTCGAGCACCTCATAGGCGTGCTGTGCCCACCAGGCCTGCTCGTCGTCGGACAGCAGCCGGTTGAGGCCTACGCCCCAGGCGATGTCGCCCACGAAAAAGTTGTTGTAGTTCGAAATCTCGCGGCCGAGCGCCAGCGTGTTCGGCACGGCATTGGTCGATTGGGAGCCAGCGCCGGCTGTGCCAAAGAATTTCGCGACGCCGTCGACCCACACGCACGAGCCGTTCGATACGGCGTTGTTTGTCTTCGCACCAGTCGGAAACCACGATCCCGCTACGACAACCCACTTGCCCGTGTGATCGACCGCGTCGAGGCTCGCGGAACTGTTGGTGCCATTTGTGCCTGAGCATCCGCCGTGCGCGAACCCGTTGGAGTCGAAGCCGACAAATGGCCCGCTGCCATTGCTCGAAACGCCGTACTGAACGGCCGTGCACCGCGAAGCGGGCTTGGTCGTGAGCCGGAGATTGGCGATGACCGTGCAGAAGTTCTGCACCGTGGCTTGCGTGTTGACGAACGCCGTTCCGCTCGACCGCGTCGTGCCGCCCAAGTGGAGGACATTGCCTTCCGAGGAAGCAAGCGCGGATTGACCGGACGCCGCGCCCTCGGTCTTTCCGGTCACCGCATCGACGAACGTCCCGCCACCGACATTGTGCAGAAAGAACGCGAGTTCGCGGGCCTGCGGATGCGCGAGGTTCGCCCGGACATGGCTGGTCGGCTTGATGAGGCGCGGCGTCCAGAGCGCCATCCGACGCCCCTACACGTTCTGATACTGATGCGGGATGCGGCTGACGACCTGGCCGGAGGATTTCAGCGCGACGCCGGTGTTATGCACGATGAAGGCGCCCCACTTCTTCGGCATCGTCCCGCCAAAAGCCTGCGCGATATTGAACGCGAACGGATAGGACCGGTTGGTCGTCGCGTCGATGGTGATGACGCCGAGCAGCTTGAACGCGCCGGAGTTGAGCACATTGGCCGACGTGAGGGTTTTGGCGCCCTGCGTGCCGTCGATGGTATCGGGATATGTCGGCGTGTCGTCGAGGATCGACCAGGCATAGATCAGGATCGAGGTGCTGACGGTCGGGCTCGTGCCGGTAAGGATCGTGCCAGCGATCTGTTCGTCGACGCTGAGATTCGACGTGTTGTCGATCACCGCCGAAGACCATCCGGCAAGCAGGTTGGTATCGCTCGCGAGGCTCGCCAGCGCCGTGACGGTGAGCGCAGCGGATGAGCCGGGATTTGCTTTGAGGACGGTTGTCACAGGTCGAACCCTTCCTCACCGACGCAGGCGTAAGCGCTGGGTGTGACGGCGTGCAGCTCGTGCATTTCGCCGGCAGGAACGATGAACACGGCGAGGTGACCTTCGGGCGCGATCAGATTGAAATCGCCACGGTCGCACTTCGCGACGATGTGCCCGGTGATGACGGTCGCGTGCGCTTTCGGGTGTGCGTGACGGATGACCGGTTCGCCGGGCAGGACGCGGTTCATGCGTACCCGCAGCCCGCCGTCCGCGAGCACCGAAAAATGCTCCTTGACCGTCTCTTTCACGCTCATAGCGATATGCTGTAGCTCACGTTCACGGTGTCGCCGCTGAGTACTGCGCGGTCGCCGCCTGAGAACAGGCCGGCCGACAGCAGCGTGCCGTGCGCGTCGTCCTTCGTGTTCACCGCACCGGTGAAGAACACGATGAAGCAGCCCTTGATCGTGCCGGTGCCGGTGATCGCAAAGGCTAGAGCGGCGGACAGCGCTTTGGCGCCAGCCGATGCCGACGACCATGCGCAGGTCTTGCGGTTGCCGGTATAGGTCGGGGCGTTCGAGCCGCCAGCTTCCTTCCATGCGTTCGTGCCGTTGATCTGCGTGCCGACGTCGGTGGCAGCGATCGCGGAATAGCTCACCGATGAAATCAGCCCCATGTAGGGGCCAACAACGCTATAGGACGAGCCAGCCAGCGCTTGATCGAGGACGACGTTCTTCCCCTCGGTCATCACCGTGTTTTCAATGGTGTCGCGCCACTTGAGATTGCCGTCCTTGTCGAAGCATTCGACGACATAGACGCCCTCGGCGCGCGCCTGTTCGGACATGCCGCCTCCAAGAATCGCCGTCGCTCCGACGCTGGCTTCGGCCTTCAGGGTGTCCTTGAGGCTCATCGGATGGTGCTCCCGGTCGAAAATCTCGCTGCCGGGATAATGGGCGCTCGCGCCCTGCGCTCAACGCACCGCTATTGGCCGACCGCGTATTGCGAGGGCGGGAAGATGTAGCCCTGACCGGTGTTCTTCTTGAGGTTCTGTTCGGTGCGCCGCAGATAGCCGGGCGAGGCCATTTCCTGAAGGTGGTACAGCACGAGGTAATCGAGCGCCGCCTTCACGTAGAACAGATTGGCCCCCGGCGTGTTGTCGCGCGCGAAGCGGATGGCCTCGCCAGCCGTGCTTTTCTGGCCCTGCCGCGCGTCGGAATAGATTTTGAGCAGTTGGGCGACGTTCGAATAGTACGGACCAGCTGCGGTCTCCAAAGGTGTCGAGCCGTAGCTCGAAAAGTCCCCGAGCAGATAATCGCCATAGATGCCGAGGCCGCCGCCCTGCGTCATGGCGTTGCCCCATGCGCCGGCCCAATGCTCGCCGAACGGATCGAGCGGGGTATGCCCCTTGAGCACTTCCTTGGCTTCGAGCGCGATCATCCCCATTGCCGTCGTCGCCGCGATCGTATGGGCCAGCCCGAGGATATCGCCCCGGCCCTTGAGCAAGCCCTGCACCAGCCCGAGGCCGTTGAGTTCACGTCCGAAGACCTTGGTGGCGAACGACAGCGGGAAGGATTTGAACTGCGCGATGAAGCGCAATCCCTCGCCGAGCCATGTCCCACGCTGCGTGCCCTGGTTCAGGATGGCGCGTTCGTGTGCGCCGGGTGTGATGACCGCGGAGTCCGTGCGGTCGGTGTAGAAGGCTTGGAGCGCGGTGGAGAGTTCGTCGCGCATCCCCTGCGCCTTGCGCGGATCGGCATCGAACGCGGCATCGGGCAGCGATCGCACGCCGTCCGGCGTCAGATAGGACTTGCCGTCCACCGCCTTGAGCTTGCCCTGCCGGATGATGTCCCACTTCGCTTCGTCGATGCCGTAGCCCGACAGCGCGTCACGGAATCGCCCGTCGACCTTGGCCCACGACTTCCCCGCCTGTTCGGCCGCGCGGAACGCCATCATCTTGCCCGCGCCACCCTTCACCGCGTCGGTCCACCACGACAGCAGGTTGGCCTTGAAGTAGAGCCGCATCAGCTTCGATGCCTGTCCCGGAAGGCCGTCCGTGGACGAGAACCGCGCATAGGCATCGCCGAGCGCTCCTTCGATCCCCACGCCAATCTCCGCAGCCAGCGCGCGCTGCTCGGCAGAAGACCGGCCCTTGAGCACGTCGGAAAGAACGCCCGAGTACGCGCGCCCCAGGTTCTCTCCCTGCCAGCGCAATTCCGCTGCGGCGGTCGCGATATCGGGGAGGGAAGACAGCGTGGAGAAGCCGAGATGCGACATCGAACTCAGCGCGCGGAAGCCGCCTGCCCATCGGGCGATATCCAGATTGTTCGCGATGCGCGTCGTGCCGTCGACTTCCTTGAACTGGTTGTCCAGCGAAGCGTCGTGCAGCTTGCGCGACCACTCGGGGTGATCGTCGCGATGCGCCTTGGCGAAGGCGTCGCGCACGTCGTCGAACATGGCGCGCGGGTTCGTGCCCCATGTCTCCATCAGCGCCGTGTCCTGCGCGGATTTCTGCAGGCCGGAGAACACGCCTTCGATCAGGTTCTTGGTGCCGAAGCGGTCGTTATAGGCGAGGAACGATTCCGCATCCTTGAAATGCAGCGTGCGGTCTTTGCTGATGCGCCGGGCGAGATTGCCGGGGCCTTTGAACGCAAGGTCGGTCTGCGCCGCGCCGGTCCGGACGAACTCGCCGGAGGATAGCGCGGAATAGGTGGTGCTCAGGAAGCGGTCGGGATCGGAGGCGCCGAAGGTCTGCTCCGCATCGAGCAGTGGCTTGGTGAACGCGGTCCAGTCCTCGCGGCCCGCCCGGGTGATCGCAAGCGGGTCGTGGCTCTGGCGCATGATGTAGCCGGGAGCCTCGCGGATGAAGGCACCAGCGCGGTTCGAGCGAAGCCGCGCCGCCTCCTGCCATTTGTGGAATATCTCGCCGATGTGCGCGGCCTCGACCGAAATGCCGTCCGCCGTGGATTTGCCGTCGCGGATCGACCACATGGCTTTCGCGATGTCGCGGTCCAGCGCGCCGGCATCCCGCCCGAACAGCCCCATGCGGCGCGAGAGAAATTCCCAGAGGCCCGCGCGTTCCAGATCCGCCACGAGGCCGCCGACATATTCGCCGGTGAGCGCCTTGGTGCGTGCATCGACAGAGAGGTGTCCGCCGGGCAGCTTCTTCTCGATGCCGACGTTCAGCGCGCGGATCGCTTCGTCGGGCCTGAGGCCATGCGCGTCGACCGCCTGGCGCATGAACTCGTCCAGCTTGGCGCGGGTGACGATGTTGATCGCTTTGTTGCGCGCTTCGATCTTGGCCGCGATGTCGGCTTCCTTGGTGAAGTCTTCCGCCGCCTCATCGAGCGCATCTTTTTGGGACAACAGCTTGTCGCGTGCACGCTTGTTCGCGGCCCGGCGCTGGATTTCGTCCGCGATGGCGTGAATGTCCTCGTCGCTGAGATCGTCCGCGGCGGACATCTTCCGGATTTCGTCGATGCAGTCCTTGATCGCCACACAATCCCCCTAAGCAGGCACTTCATGGAACAACTGGCCGTCGACCTTAGCGGTCTGGCAGATTGCTCGGAGTCGCCGCTCTGCATCGGCCACATTGAGCGCCCAGATTTCGAAGCAAAATTCGTCTTCTCCGTCGCGATATGAACATGTGAATTTGAACCAACTGCACCCTCGCTCATCGCGATAGACGAACTCTGCGTCAGGGCCATGTTTGCGGTCGTGCGCGCTCTGAAAATCTAACGGGTTGTCAGCCATTTTGCCTCCTATCCTACGGATGCAGCAGCAGGCACCGCGCCGCCGCTTTCGCCGCCTCGCCGTCACGCTGCGCTTTCTGGATGTCCTCGCTCCCGGCGCGCGCCTGTTCGGCCTGCTCAGCCGACAGGATGCCCTGCTTCTCGTATTCCGCGACCTGCGCGAGCGCCTGCTGATGCTCCACGTCGACATCGTCACCGGCGCGGGATTTCAGCAGCGCATCGGCGGCGAGAGAGGCTTGCGGCGAGGTGGCGGGCGTCGGGCCGGGCGAGAGCGAGGCATCGCGCGCGCGGCTCAGGGCGTCGCTAAAGTCTTGCGGTACTGCACCAGTGCTTGTTGCCGCTGGTACAGTTCCTTCGCCACCGCCAAGTCCTTCGGGCTGAGCGATTGATCCTGCATCAGGCGCTTGAACGCCGCGAGACGCTTCTTGCTGGCCTGCAAGATCGAGGGGTTCTGGTTTGTAGCCATAGGAACGCAACCTTTCGAGCGCTTCGGGGGAAAGCCGTTGGGCGAGCCGGTCGACCTGCTGAGCGCGCACCGTATCGAGTTCACGCTGGCTGGCGTCGAGCTGGTTCTGCGCGTTGCGCCGTTCATCAATCGGGCTTGCTGCTTCCTGCAATTGCTCAGGCGTAGTGTTCGTCAGCAATTCGTCGCGGCGCGTGGACAGCGTCTTGTGCATCGCCGGGTCGAGATCGGGAGAGGCGAGTTGTTGTTCGACAGCCTGCAGACGCGCAAGCGTGTCGGATGCGTTCTGATCGCCTTCGGGCAGTCCCGAAAGATGCTCTTTGAGTGACGAAATATCGGATTCGATCTGCGCCTCGCGCGACGAAAGCCTGATCCCCTCTTCATCGATCACGGGCAGCGACGTAACCGGCCCCGGCTCGGTCACGGTCGCATAAGCCGGATCGCTCTTGAGCGCCGCTTCCACATCGGCGGGCCGGCCGTCCGCCGATTGCGCCACCGCCGTTCGCAGCGCCGCTTCGCGCGTGTCGGAGTGCAGCCGGTCGAGCATGTCGGAGATTTTGCCGATGCCTGCGTGCAAGCCGCCGCCGAGCACCGTCCCGAAGGCCACATTCCAGAACGCATCGGCCGGGCCGTATTCCTGCTGGAACGCATCGTCACGGACCGCTTCGACCGGTTGCAGCGCCGCCGTGCCGACACCGCCTTCGATGGCGCCTTGACCCAGCCGCGCAGCCGTGGGGCCGACCCGCTCGGCCCAAAGCCCCGCGCGCGCCTCGCCAACGACCGGCACGAACGCAGCCGCGACGTTGAGCGGATCAGCCGCCGAAACGGCGAGCGAGGTTGCGAGACTGGCCGCCGTGTAGCCGACACCGGACGGGGCATGGGCCAGCGTGTAATCGCGCTGAAGCTGTTGTTTCTTCTGATTGACGAGAATGTCGACCGCACCGCGCCGCTGCGGCTGGTCGAACGAAAGGCCGAGGCTTTCGCCGTATTGCTGGTTCAGCGTGTCGGCGTCGACCGGCTCGTCCGCGCTGACCGGCCGCCCCATCGCTTCGAGCTCGCCAAGCGGGCCGCGCCATTCGGGGTGCTGCGCCTCGTAATATTCGGTGGTGTCGACGATCGCGTGCACCGGGTTATGAACCCACGCATCCTGCGCCGTCGCTTCGAGCGCGTGGGTCCACGGGACCTGCGCCTGGCTGATGCGCTGATCGCGGTCCTCGTCCGAATTGTCGAGCGAATAGGCGAAGTTCATTTCAGGAACGTCCTCGTTCCCGGAGGCGGCGGCTGGTCCTGAATCGTGTTGATCGGGATTGGCTGGCCCTTCTCCATCGAGGAAAGCTGCGCCCATGTGTACTGGATCGGCTGGCCCTTCGACGTGCGGGCTTGCAGGTATCCCGTCTGTGCGGGCCATGCGAGCGCCACGCCGCTGTTATCCGGGAGCGTGAGCCACACGCCTTGGCTCTTGAGGATGGATTCGCTCATCTTCTGGCGATCACCGACGCTGACACCCGTGGCGCCCGCATACGGCTCGAGGTTCACGGCGTGCAGGTTTTGCGTCGCGAGCGAAACGCCGCGCGCGACAGAACCCGCGTTCAGGTACGACGGCACGCGGTAGGTGTCCTGCACATGGAAATTCTTGCCGACGATGTCGTTCACGGCCTGACTCGCCGCCGTCGCCGGATCGGTCCCTTCCGCGACGAGCTGGTAGGCGTAGAGCTGCGTCGCCTGCACCATCTGCGACGCGATCTGCGAGCCGTCGAAACCGCGCAGCGTGCCATTGAAGCCCGCGAGGCCCTGCACCACCGCCTTGTCGACATCGCCGGTATCGGGGACGAGCTTCGCCAGCGCCGACTTCCCGGTGTTCACCGCGTTGGCCATGCGGGCGCCGACGCCGGGGTCCTGACGAACCCAATCGAGGCCGGTCACTTCCGCCGGCATCTTTCCGCCCTTGGCGAGTTCGGCCATCACCTGCGGATAGTATTTGCCATATTTCGCCTGCAGGCCGCCGAGCGCGGTGAGCATGTTCTGCGCGCGCTGCGCCGGGTCGGGCGGGTTGGTGAAGTTGGCGATGATCGCCTGCTTCTGGCCGTTGGCGAGGACCTGCGGCTGCGCAACGCCGAGATCGGACTGCACCGCCAGCGATGCACGAACACCGTTCTGCGCCGTCTGCGGGTCGGTCGAATTGACCTGCGCGACGATGTCCGGGCGGTTCTGCAGCACGTAGTTTTGGGGGTCCGACATGAGCGCCTTCTGCCTTGCCTGGACCGCCGTCTGGAACGCCTGATAGGTGCGCTGGCGGGCGGCGAAGTCGGAGCCCATCGGGCCATGCTGCGGCCCGGCGAGCAGGTCGTCCGGCGTCGTGCCGCCTTGCTCGTGCCGAATGATCGCGTCGCGGACGGCGGGCACCTGCGCATCGGTGAGCGGCTGGTTGGCCGGGATGCCGGTCGCATTCGCCACGTCCGAGATATAGGCCGCTGTGTTGTTCTCGGGCTTGCCCTTGCTCATCGGCGGCGCGTATTTCGAGACGATGTCCGCGATCGTGTTCAGCCCGTCGCGCGAGCGGTAGAGATTGATCTGGTGTCCGACCGCGTCGATGCCTTCCTGCATGGACGGGAATTGCTGGAACTGCGTGTCGCTGCCTGGCACCTTCATGTTGCCGGGATTGTTGTTGGCGAGATTGTCGCCCGCGCGCGAGCCGGTCGATGTGGGGACGATGGTGCTCTGGTTCGCCGGATTGTATTTCGCCGCGAGGCTTGCCAGATCGGCCGGTGAAGCCATCGCGACGGATTTCTTCATCGTGTAGGTCTCGGCGGCGCCGTGCAGCCCTTCGATGATCTGTTCCGCGCGCTGCGGGTTCTTCGCATACGCCGCGCGGATTTGCTGGTCCGTCATCACCGACGAATAGTCACCGGTCGCCAACGCCTGCGCTTTTGCGTCGTCGGCCTGATATTCGACCTGACGCTGCGCTTCTTGATTGTTCTCCCGGTCGAGCGATGCCTGAAAGCGGATTTCCGAGAGGCCGCGCGCCATCGCGGTCTGCCGCTCATCATCCGACAGGTTCAGCGACGGATCGTTGACGAGGCCCTTGAGCTGCGTCTCCGCTTCAGCTTCGCCATAGCGGTGATAGAGGTCTTCGCCCTGGGCCGCGAACGTCTGCGCCTTGAGCGTCGATTCCAGCGTGGCGAACTTCAATTGCTCTTCGCGCGAGAGCTTGATCACCGGGTTGTTTGTGAGCGAGACCTGCAAATCCTTGGTCTGCGCGAGCAGCTTTTGCGCCACCGGATTGTTCAGATCGTTCGACCGCGCATAGCCGCTGAGCGTGTTGACGCTTTGTTGCCAGAGATTGAGGCCGTTTTCCTTAGCGTCGTCGGCGGTCTTCTTGTTCTTGTCGTTGGTGAGATCGGTCAGCGCTGCGCCGCCGTCCGTGTCGATCATCTGGCGGATCGCGGGCTGATAGGACTGCGGTGTCGCGGTGAGCACGCTGCCGGTGTATTTGTCGAGCGCCGCGCGGAAGCCGTCGGGATTGTCCGCATATGCGTTCTTCAAATCCGCGATCTTGGGGCGGATATCGAGCGCGCTCTGCGTGATGTAGCTGAGTTGCGCCGCGTGCTGGTAGGCCTCGGTCTGGCCGGTAAGCACCGTCTTCAGCGAAGGCGCCGCGACCGTGAGATTGCCGTTGGCATCCTTGGTGACGGCATTCGAGCCTTCCGCTTCCGCATCGGGACGGAACACGTCTTTCACAAGCCCTTCGGCCTGATCGGCCAGATGCGCAAAGGCGTCCACCGTCGCATCGCCGCTCACCACAGGCGCGGGCTGTAGCGTCGCCGGGCCATACGACAGTTCGGGAAGGCCGCCGAGTTTCGAGACCATCAGCCGCCCCCGCCTGCCGCGAAGGCTTGCGCAAATTCATCACCGGTTTTCAGGAACGAGCCGATCAGCGCGGCATAGCCCTTGTATTGCGCCTGCGACGCCCCGAAGAGATCGCTTTGCGCCCGCGTGAGGTAATTCAACCGCGACGTGTCGATGCCCTGCTGCGCGCGCTTAGTGTAATCGGCCGCGATCGCAAGCCCTGTCGGTGAGGCGACGTCCAAATTGCGCGATGTGCGCACCGCATTGATCGAGGACAGCGACGAGTTCAGATCGGCCAGCCGGTTCACGCTGTCCTGATCGGCCGCGATCTGCTCCGACCGCGCATTGAACTTGTACTGCGCGGCTTCGCCCTGGGCCTGCTGGTAGCCCATGAAGCCTTCGGCGAAGTTTGCGACGAAGCCCATTAGAACGACACCTCCATGGTGATTTCGCTGATCTGCAGCGGGCCGGGCGTCGACTGGTTGATGTTCGGCGCGAGGTTCGCGCTGCGGCCCGGGATCTTCCAGCGCTTCCATTCATTGCGCAGCGGCGGCGCGGCGTTGGTATCCTCGCCAGCGCGATAGGCCGCGTTGGTCTGCCCATTGATCATGTAGGCGCCGGTGTTTTCCGTGCGCAGGTACAGCCGGACGATTCCGAAGCGTTCACCGAAGCGGAATGCGGGTTCGCTCGGTGCCGGCGGTGTGGGCCGGAACTGGGTCGTCATATCGTAGCCGAGGATGTAATTGCCCGCTGCGAGATTCCACGCCGTGAAATTGCCGGAGCCGTTCACCGCGAACGTGCCGCGCAGCCACCATGGCGACGTGCCATCCATGACCTTTACCGTCGTGCTCGCGTAGAACGGAACGTTCGGAATACCGCTCACATAGGTGTAGGTCTGCGCGCAATCGAGATAGAGCGCGTCATCAAATTCCTCGAGCGTCCATGCCGCGGGCGATGTGCGATGGACGATGGCCCACAGCTTTCCATCCGCCGGGAAGACCGCGCTGAACAACCCGTTCGCGGTGTCCCACGGCGTCCAGCCGATCGGCACAGGCGCGTTCGGGTCCTGATACTTGACGCAGGCCAGTGTGCCATCGGTGTTGATGGCGAAGCCGTAGCGCTCGGGAAAGCTGGTCGTGGCGATGTTCGAACCGAGCGCAACCGGGCCGGTGAGAAGTTCGGTCCAGAACGGCGACAGGTCTTGCGCCTGCCACGGCTGCTGGACGCTTCCGGTCGGAAGAATGCCGATCACCCGGTTGGCGCCGTTCTCGATGAAGGCGAAGCCCTGTTCGGTCGCGATGGGCCGCGCTTTGGACGCGCCAATCGGACCGATGAACTTGAAGTCGATGGTCGAGGGCGTGACCGGCTGGTTCGAATATTCCGCCAGGTAGTACGCCGCCTTGTCGGTGAGGACGAGGCCCTGATCCGCCGTCATGATATGGCGCACCCGCTGGCCCTTGAAGTCGGGCACCAGCTCGAAGAACGCATCGCCATCGTTGGCGCCGATCAGGAAGTAATTCGGCAGGCCCGCCGCTGATGCTGTCACGCCGCGGGGAAGATCGCGCATGTTCGCGAAGTAGAGCCGCCCGCGATGCGTCACGCCGCAACCGGGATAGCCGCGCACCGCAGAGAATGCCTGCTCGTCCCAATCCACGACGGCGGCGGGTGTCGTCGCGACCGGCGCGGTGGTGAGTTTCGCCTGCGCCTTGGACGAGTCCCCGATCAGCGTTTCGTCCTTGGCAAGTCCGTTGAAGTTGCTCGCATAGACGAAGGTAATCGTGCTGCCCGAGATCCCGGTGATGATGCCCTTGGCGCCGGAATCGAGCCCTTCGGCTTCCTCGTCCACCGCGAAGTTCGAGGCGTTGTCGACGGTGAAATGCACGGTCGGAGGGAGCGCTCCTACCACCGTCCCCGTCGCGGAATTGGCGGACGAATAGCCGGTGATCTGGATGGGAAAGCCGATGTAGCGGAAATACGCCCCGACATGGCTGGCGTTGAAGGCGCCCGCGCCCGACAGCGAGAGCGTGACCGACCCAGTGAGCGCGGACGGCTGCAGCGTCATCCCCTTGTCGGCATAGCGGTAATAGGGCTGGGCGGGCCCGCCGGAGAACGCATCGTCGAACACGAAGTCCGACACGCTCCACACCCCGGCCGCGGTGACCGAAATAACCTTCGGCCAGAACGTCTGATGCGACACGATCATCTTGCCGAGCGAGCGGTCGAGATAGAGTTCGCCCAGGATCGACGTGCCCCATGCCAGCGATGTGATCGTCTGCACAAGCGCGTTCGACGTGTCATAGATGTCAAGGCGCGCGTTGGAGAAGATCAGCTTGAACACCGCGCCCGCATCGGTCACGAACTCGATGCCGACCGACTGGCCCACCAGCGTCGCCCGTCGCCAGAGCCCCGGCCTGCGCTTCTGACCACCGCCGTTCAGGATGCGCATATTGCGCGCCACCGAACAGCCTGCGACGAAGATCGTCTTTTGACGGTCGCGCCGCGCGGCTCCGTCTATCTGGCCGGCCGAGAAATTGGCCCGCTCAACGACGGCAATTGCCATAGCCGGTCCTCCGCACGGCAACCAGCGGGAACGTGCGCGGATCGCTCGGAGCCTCTTCCTTGGCGTGGGTGTTTGCGGCGCGCTTCAGGATTTGGCGCGCCGATTCCTCGCGCATGTCGGCTTCGGAAAACCGGTCGTCGAGGCGCAGATAGAGCGCTTCGAGCAGCCGCGTGACGCCTTCGGTGAAGTCGGACGGCCAGAGGCTTTCGGCGGCGCGGTAGGTATAGACCGCATACACATCATCATCGAAATGGGTGAGAACCTCACCGGATTCGTTGATCTCGTAGTCGATCACCTGTCCGTTGCGGAACAGGGTGCGCAGGGTGAGCACATCAACTGGCAGCGTCCATGCGAAGTCCCAGGACGTGTCTATTGGCGCGTCGGGCTCAAGCGTGCAGACATCGGTCTTGCGCGCGAACCGCCACGGGTCCGATTCCAATTCCGTAACGACGATCTGTTCATAATTGGCGAGGGCAAGATTGGCTTCAACCGAGCCGTCCGTGAAATCGGTGCCCGTGATGGTGTTACCACCCGTGCGGGAGATCGCAGCGTTGACGATGGCGACAGCAGCGGCGGACATGGCGCAAGGTGTGGCTCAACCGCGCAGGGCGGCAACGCACCGCTAGTCGTCGCCGAGCAGCGCGACGAGGAGCGTGATCGTTCCGGTGAAGGTCATCGTGCCATTGGCGTCGATGGTCGCAGCCGTGCCGGACCAGTTGAGGAAGATGCCGACCGGCGTGTCGGTGCCGTCAAGAACGGACGCGGGTGCGGATACCTTGCTCCCCGATCCGACGCCACCTGAATCGGTGATGGTCGACGTCTTGCCGCCGAGGTCCTGATCGGTTCCGCCGAGCGAGCCGTCTTTCGCGGTCACCGCGACCGACCCCAGGCCAACCTGATAGACCGCGTCACCTGCGCTGGATGTCAGTGCCCCACCTTCGACGATCGAGCTGTAGTTCTGACGGCAACCGATCGAGGCGATGGCCTGCTGGACGAACGTGAACAGTTGCACGGACCCGCTGGAGCCCGAGGCGCCGGCATCCGTGCAATTCATCACAACATTGGTGAGCGTGAAGTTGAGCGTGGCGTAGTTGCCGAAGCGCGTGCAGTCTCCGACGAGACCGTCGACGTTAGCGAAAGAGCCGACAGCCGCAGCGTTTGCCGCCTGCGAAAGCGTGCTATCGACCGGAAGGGCAAACTTCTTCTTGATGCCCGTCGTGCGGGAAACGACGTTCTCAACCGTGGTCGACGTCATGGCGTCTCCTTACGACGGGACGCGCGGAACGCTGAACCAGTTGTCGGATCCGTCGAGCGGATAGAGGACGCAAGCCGTGTTCGCCGGAATCGACAATGCCGCGCCGGCCGAGCCGTTGTTGATCACACCTGTCGAAGTGTTCGGGTAGACCTTCGCCGCGTTCGTGGCATCGGGATTGCGGATCGGGATCGGCGAAGACCCTGCGCTCGGCGGCAAGGTCGCGCCAACGGTGCCATCCGCGCCCGTAAACTTGACGACGCCCGGATTTGCGGAGATCGCCGTTCCGGTCGCGAGTGAAGATCCGGCACCGGCAACGGCCGTCACCGGATTCTGCAAGGCGCCAACGCCGGTCGCGGCTGCATCGTAACGCTTGGTCACGCCACTGGCGCGCGACGCGGATGCCCGGAGATTGTTCGTGGTCATGGCCGTTCAGCCCTTTCGAGAATTGAGGTGCTATTTGCGCTTGCGCTTCGCACGACGAGCCTTGCGCTTGGCCTTGCGACCCTTGCCTTTGCCCTTACGCATTACGCGGCCTCCTTCTGTGACGGCTTCCAGCCTTTCGGCTCGGAGCCTTTTTCGCAGAAGCGCTCCTTCTGCTTGAGAATTTCCAGCGCCGTCGCGCCTGAGCGCTTCAGCACTTCACCTGTCTCCAGGTCGCGGATCAGGATGACGCGCATCAGATCGGCAACTTTCCGATCCAGATGCCGACGTTGAAGCCGGTCGCGATCGTGCCTGCCACGGTGATGTAGGCACGGAGGATCTGGTAGGTCGTGTCTGCGACGACATTGCGGAACGGCAGGATCATGCGGCCGCTCGAAGGAGAAGTTTCGGCAGCGCCCTTGCGGACGCTGGTGTGTCCGAAGTCCGCCATCGCGAGGTTTTCGATATGCGACGTGTCGAGCACGGGCACATCGCGCGTCGAGCCGGTGCCGCGCAACGCGCCCTGCACGCTGACGGTGTAAAGCTCGTTCGAGGAATCGACCTCGCACGCGGTCCAGTCGATGACTGCCGCGCCCCAGTAGACGCCGTCTCCGACGTCGATGAGCTGGTTCTTGCCGTTGACCTGGCCGGCCGCAGACGCGGCGATGAGGCCGGGATCCTTGAGAACCAGGTTGCTGTCGTAGGTGAAGCCGTAGCGGTTGGTGTCGTTTGCCATTGTCCGTTCCCCTTACGCCACGATGTCGAGATCGCCGATGTAGCGCAGGCGTGCGCGTGCATAGGGCGAATAGTCCGCGAGGCCGAGATACCATTCGATGCGGGTCTTCATTTCCGGCGCGTCGTTCTGCTCGCCGAGTTCGCGAACGCTGATGCCGCCGTTCGAGATCCCGACCACGCCATCCTCGCCGAGGTTCACACAGTAGATGGAGGTCGCGGTCGCCCCGCCGGAGGACGCCGCTTCGGTGAACGGCAGCAACTGCGTGTTCTTCATCGGAGGATACCCGACAAGGATCGGAAGATCGCCGTAGCTGATGATCATCTCGCCGAGATCATTCTTGTCCATGCGGATGTTCGGGAAGGTCGAGGACCGGAAAGCGGCCATGAACTTGCGGCGCATCGCGCGCGACATGAGCAGGTGCGTCGGGCTTTCGACGGAATCGATCAGGAGATCGAGCTTCTTGAGCGAGAGCGCCGCACCGCCAGCGGTCGAACCAGCGTCGATGAGCTGGGTCGATTCCGTGATGCGCGTCTGAAGGCCGTCCAGGCTGGTCGGGTCGGTCGCATTCGAGCCGCCGATCAGCGCCGTGGTGATCGCCACAGACAGGGCCTTCACCTTCGTCGTCTCGTAGCGCGACATCACCTCGGCGCCCTGGGTCTGGTGAATGAACCGGTCGAGCGTGACCTCGCCACCGTAGATGTACAGCGCATCGGTCTGCGAGGTGAACGTACCCGCGTTGGCGACATAGCTTTCGCCGATACCGCGCGATGCCACAGTAGGAAGTTCGCCTTCCTGCAGGTAGTTGACCGCGTTGCCGGCGATGCCTTCAAAGCTCATCGCGCCCAGCAGATCGGACTTTTCCGCGAACTGGGCGATGATGCCGGCCTTCTTGGTCTGTCCGTTGTCGGCCGCGATCTTCGCGGCGTCATTAAGTGTAATCGCAACCATCGTGTTACCTCATCGTCCCTTGTTCGCGATATCGAGAAGTTTTCTGCCGCCGCCCTTTTTGCCGACGTGCTGACTGAGATTCGGCTTCTCCGCACCGTTTCCGCGCTGCTGCGCACCGTTGCCGGTGCCATTCTTCGCCGCGAGTAGGTCTTCAAGAATTTCGATGCCGCGCGCCGATCCGCCCTGTTGCAGGGCCTGCGCGCCGTCGTCGCCGTAATGCGCGGCAACCGCTTTCATCACAGCGCCGATGCGGTCCTGCCCGTTTGGGCCGAGCTTGCCGAGTTCGGCACTGCGGGCTTCATCGGACTGTTTCTTCCCGGCAGTCATCTGGTTCATCTGATGCTGCGCGTAGCGCACGACCAGCTTGGACATCTTGTCCTGATCGATGCCGGCTTCGCGCGCCCACTCGCTGATCGAGTTCGTGAAGTTCTCGTCGGGTTGCCACTTCTGGCCGTCCGGGGACTTGAAGTCCTGCGGAAGATCGAAGCTGTAGCGGTCGGGAACGGTGCCGAGGCCAGCAGCCTTGTCTTCGGCGAGTCGCTTCTGTTCGGCCAGCGCGTTCGTGATCTTGTGCGCGGCTTCCTCGACGTCGCCCTGGGTGTAGTCGCCGCTGATGCCGCTCGCAGCGAGCAGCGCGTCGAACTTGACGCTCGACTGATCGTTCAGACCGGCGGCGTCGGCAGATTCAGCCGCCGTTGTCGCCTTGTCGTCCTGCGCTGCGTTCTTTGCCACTGGCAATCAGTCCCTCGATCTTGCGCACAAATTGCCGTTCGCCCTCGTGCATCCGCAACGCACCGTCCGTAGCGTCGGGACCGAGCACCGCTTCGGCCTGCAGCCGAGCCCATTGCATGAAGATTTCGCCCTCGAGCGTGGAGAAGATTTTGTGCGCGCAGGACTGCACGAGAAGGTCGTCGGGCGCGGGCTTGCGCGGTTGCGGACGAAGCGATGCGAACGTGCGTGTCATGCGGCCTGCTGCGTTGGAACGGCGGGCGGTGGTGCGCCCTGCTGTTGCGGCGATTGCGGAATGACACCAGCCGCCTGAGCGGCCTGGGCAGCCTGCGCGATGAGCGCTTTCTGATCTTCTGGCGAGCGGAGCACCACGAGTTCGTCGCCGAGCGCCTTCTGCAGAGCGCGCAGCGTCGCGCCGCCGTCGACGGACACCTGCATCGTCTGCTCGCCCAAAAGCTGGTTGCCCGCGCCGAGGAGCTGGGACGCGGTCGAAACCTTCTGCATCCGCTGCGCGCGCACGAGCGGGGATTGCGGCCGCAAGCGGATGGCGCCGCCCTTGAGGTTGACCTTCGGAAGATCGCCGCGCCGTTCGCCGAGATAGGCGAAGCGCTGGAAGAGCGCGATCTGCCATTCGCTCGTGAGCCGGCCGAACGGCGCACCCATGCGGCGCGCGACTTCGGCCTTCTCGTCCATCCATTGCGATGCGGTCGGCGGCGTGTCGCCGGACTGGCTCGGGTTGTCCTGGAAGAGCGCGCGCTTGATGTCGCTCTGCATCGCGGAGCGTTCAAAGAACGTCGTGTCGAAATCCGATTCCGAGCGCAGCACATCGGCCTTCGATCCGACCTGACGCGGAATCCAGTCGCCCGGATTGACGCCGTTCTCGAGATTGATCGTGCCGTCGTCGTCGAACAGTCCCGCCGGATCCACGGCGAACGACAGGTTCTTGAGGACGAGGTACTGAAGCTGATCGAGGGTCTTGATGGTCGGCAGCACCACGTAGAGCGGGCCGACACCCCATGCCGTCGTGGAGTCCGTGCGCCAGCGCGCCACGATGAGCGGACAGCAGCCGGCACCTTCCAGCACCGCCGCGTCCGCCTGCTTGCGGTCGATCAGCAGCACGTACTGCCAGCGCTCAATGCTCTTGCGGTCCCACAGGCGCCAGTAGCATTCGTGCACGCACACCGTGCTGCCGGGATCGGATTCGGCGCGCTGCACCAGATCGGGCGTCAGCGCCGCGCGCGGATAGGTTGGCGCCAGATCGCGCAGCTTCATCGCCGGGATTTCGCGGGCCTTGAAATCGACGCCGCCGTAGCAGCCGCGCACGATCAGCAAATCCGTGATCGGCACGGCCTGGCACTGAAGCGGTGCCGTCAGGTCGAAGTCCTGGACGAACATCGCGCAGGTGCCGGTCCCGAGATCGGGATACGCTTCCTGCGACGCCTCGTGGAAATTGGAGCGGCGAATCTCGCCGAACACGGCGTCCTGATAGGCCGCGAGCTGGGGCGCGATCTGCGCGGCGTCGGCAACCGACAGGTTCTCAGCCGCCTCAACGTCCAGCCAGTCGTCCTCGATCGGCGTGAAGGTGATCTGCATGTCGGCCGCAAAGTCGGACAAAGCCTCGATCGCTGTCGCGTCGAACAGATCGTCCTGATCGTTGACCTGCTGGTGATTGCCCGGACGGCGGCGCCACGGCAGGCAATAGCGGTAGACATCCGTCAGCCAGGGCTTGTGATAGTCGCGGTCGGTCTCGGCCTCGCCGATGAACTTGAGCGCCTGCTGTTCGAGCGTGTCGCCGTTCATTGCGGGAATCCGAGGAAGTGACCGGGGAAATACCCGCCGCCGCCGCCGCCAAATCCGCCGCCGTTGAAGCCGTCGCCGCCGGAATTGTTGCCGCCGACATTGGTGTCGCGCATCCCGTAGACCTGCGCGCGGAGCTGGTCTTCGAGGCCAAGCTGGCTCTGGATCAGGTCGATGCGGTCGAGCTTGGCGCGCTGGGCTTCAGCGTCCTGCTCTTTGACCAGCTTCGGATCAGGTTTTGGTGGCGAGCCCCATCCCATGCGCGGGAAGGTGCGTTCGGCGGACGCTCACCCGCAACGCACCGCATGAGTATGTAAGGATTGCTTACACGTTCACCGCGCGAACACGCTGGCCCTGCGGCTCGCCGCCTGTTCGCCTCGCGCCAGCGGATTGAACTTGCGCACCACGTTGACCGCCTTCGGCTTCGCCCCGCCATGCACCATTTCCCGGCCGCCACCGCCGCCGAGGATCAAATACTGCAGCCCGTCCGCGACATCGGCATATCCGTTCGTCTTGTCGGGCAAATCCTCGTAGGCCTCGGTCCCGGCGATCTTCAGCTTGCGGAAGCGGTAGCCGCCGCCGCAGGCCGCGATCAGCATCGTGCAGCCGGGATCGATCTCGATCTTGTCGTTGTCGAACAGCACCTCGACCGTCTGCGTGCGCGTGGCGATCGCGTTCCCGCCCGGCGCCGGGATAAGCCGTATACCCGCCTGCAGGTACATCTGATCGGTGTTGCGGTCGTCGCCCTGGCCCTTCTCCTGATGCGGGTCGCGGTAGAACACGATGGCCGCATGGGCCGTATTCATCCCCGCCGCCGCCACGAGCGCGGCCGCCTTCGCCTTCACCTGCTTGGCAAACGCCGGGATCGCGATGTCGCGGCCAACCAACTCAGCCAGCAGCAGCCAGCGTCCGCGCACCTGCTGCCCGAACACCGCCGCGGGATTGCGCCCTGTCGAGTCGATACCGACCAGCAGCGGATAGTTCGCGTCATAGGCCAATCGCTTGCGCGCGACATGCTTCTGACGGTCGAACGTCGGCCACACCGGCTTGCCCGCCATCAGCGTGCCGAGCTCGTTGCAGAAATTCACCAGCACCCACGAGCGCGTCTTACCGCCCTTGCGCCGCATGTAGTATTCGAACCCGTCCGTCAGGTTGCGGATGTTCTCCGCTTCCGGGTTCGGCTCGAAATCCACGATCTTGCCCTGCGCGTCCTTCACCGGCCGCAGCGCCCCGGGCTGGACGAAATAGACCCAGTCATCCGGCTTCGCCAAACCCATGCGCTCGTCGTCGCTCACGGTATCCGGCACCACCGCTTCGCCCATCATCATCGGGAGCCAATGGTTCTCAGCCGGCGCGTTCGTGTCCATGAAGCAGCCCGACCAGGTATGCCCACCGTCACGCTTCGACGGAAACCGCCCCGTGCGCCCGATCACCGCGTCGATCAGCGGCTTGATGATCTCGCGCGCTTCGTTGATCCACGCCCCCGTGAACTCCATCGACAGCAGCTTCTTGACGTCGTTCTCGTCGTCGAGCGCGAGGAACACCACCTCCATCTCGACGAACGTCGGCTTGCCCCCGACCGGCTCGCCCTGCACGCAGATCACATGCTGGAACGGCCGCGACCGACGCATCGGCCCGTACAGATCCTCGGGGAACCACTCGAGCCACGTCTTGATCGTCGTTTCCTGCAGATCGGGATACGAGTTGCGCACCACCGCCCAGCGCGACCGCCGCACGCCCCGCCGATCCGGCGCCTGCAGGCACGCAGCCTGGAACATCTTCTGGATGCAGACCGTGCTCTTCCCGCTCGCCCAAGGCCCGCGGATGATCGTCACAAACGCCCAGTTGTTCGCAAACGCCGCCAGCGTCTCGCCGTCGATCGTCATCCGAAGCGGTTCGATCTTCGCGGCGTCGTTCACGTGGACCCGAGGAGTTTTTTCTTTGCCATTTCCATGAGCCAGAGCGCATTGCCGGGATCGGGCGGCGAGCCCTGAACGAACAATTCATCGTCGGCGCCAATGCCGATCACCAGAATCTCTTTCGGATTGGAGGCCCGACAGTCGCGCAGTACGCCCGCGGCCGTCCTCTTCTGCGCGCGGTAATATTCGCGGTGTGCCTTGATCGGGACAATGTCCGCCATCACAGCCTCCCGTTCAGCGCGTCCTCAGTGATCGCGTCGAGCAAAGCCGCAAGCCAAGCGAGAAAGCGCTTCATGCCGCGATCTCCTCTTTGGGCGCCGTCAATCGCTGCAAATGCGCTTCCGCTTCCGCCAGGGGAATATCAAACCATTCGCCCCGCACGCGGCGCTTCCAAAACGCCCAGTGCATCTGCTCCTCAATGCTGCGCGCACGCTGAGCCGAACCCGGAACCTTGACGGAGGCCAACACCTTGAGTTCGAGGTGATTGCCGATCTGCAGGTCGATCAGCCGCACCGCGACATCAACCGCGATCCCGATCTTGTACGGACCGCCCTCAGGCCCGATCACATAGACGTGGCAATACTGCTCGTAGCTTTGGGAATCCTCGCACCAGCGCGGCCGCGCCATTTACCCTCCTGATTTTCTGGAAGAATTTTTTCTCACGCTCGCGGGTGAAGTAGCCCGGTCAATCTCGGCCGCGCGATTTTTCCCCTCCCCGTCATTTTGCGGGGCAAGCAATTCCCCGGAGATTTCGGTCGCTGCTGCATCGCAATCAGATGACTTTCCCCAAGCGGGATGAGGAACAGGTGGTGGTAACCTGCTGTTTGTGCTGGTCAATCCGCCTTCGCTCTGCTGATGCCTTATCAGCGGGTCAGGTGCGGCGACCATCAGGATCACGAGCCCGGGACCGACCGGCGCGCGAAGATTGATAGTGCTTTCAGTACGTTGCACAGGGCTGATGCCTTCGAGGCCGGCGAGCCACTTGGTCATGTCGGCCTGGACGTGCTCGGACTCGGCGCCGTCCATCAATTGCTCGGCCTTGGCGACTGTTCGGGCTGCCGCGCTCGTGCGTTTAACCCTCAACTGGTCGTTCAGGTATGCGCAACATTCTTGTCGCGTGAGGGCTTGTCGGAGGCTTTCGTCGAGAATTCCGGCGATCTGCGCGGCTTCAGCGCGTTTCTTGCCGTCGTGCACCATTGCTTCGATGGCGCGCTTCACGTTGGTGCTTATGCGGACCTTGCGGGGTGCATGGGCGTTGCTGTGCTGGACTTCGACGGTGGCGAGTGCTGCTCCCATGCGTGGGAGAGTGCTGTCGGCGGCGTGTGAGGCTCAACGCACCGTGGTGTTACGCGATCTGTCGGGGACGGGATGGCGCTTGGCGCGTTGGCCGGCGTGCTGTTGTAGTGACCGCCTGCGGTTCGTCTTGTTTTTGTTCAGGGGTAGAGTACAGGGGTTTCGCATCCCGTAGGGTGGCGTGCAACGCACCGTCATTTGGGGTTTGTGGCGCGAGTGCTTTTCCGCGTTTGTCTTTGATCTTCTTGCGCTTTTTCAGTTTGTTGAAGTGCTGCTCGCGGGGCACCATGATCTGAATGGCCCGTGTTTGCTCATCTTCGCCCAATATCGTGAGGCTGGATTCGCGCGGCACGATGACGAGGCAGACTTTGAGCGATTGCAGCCATTCGTCGAAGCTCGAGTGCATGGCGCAGCGGCCGGAGCGGTTGGCCCAGCTGCCGCCGGAAAACGGCTGTTCGATCTTGCTGGTGTAGCCATCGGTCCAACCGGCGATGTCGTCGAGGACCTGCTGCGAGACACCGCGATAGACACGGAAACCCGCCAGGGCGCGCGTGACTTCCTCGCGATTGCTGCAAATCACGATGGGCGATCCCCTGAGCGGCGTTCGCAGTTCCATTTGGCGGATCGTCATACGTGCTCCGCGGATTCGATTGTGAAATGTGCGCCAGAAAGCACCATTGCCAAGACGCGATCTGCGGCGTGCGCGCGACAGAAAGCCGATCCATCGATTGTGATTTGCACGCGGCGACGACACCTCAGGTCCGTGCGACCAATGTCTCGCGCTACACGCTGAAAATGAATTCCAGCGGTCGCGGTGCAACGGTCGGCAGGATTGTTGATTATCGCCCTCATGCGTGCTCCGGCCTCCGTGTCGCCAGCCTGTGCTGCCGTGCGCGGCCGAGGTGCCATGCGCTGCAGTGCTCGCACCGGTAAGGCTGCAGGCCGCCCTTGCGCTTGTGGCGCGTGCGGAAGCGGGCGCCGTCGCGTTTCATCACCTCGGCGGCGAGCTTCGCGCTCTCGAACTTCGCTTTGCCGGTGACGGGGCAGAAGGGCTCGATGGTCATTCCGATTCCCCACGGCTGCGGCGCGCGAGCGGGCTATCGCGCAGTCCATCGGTGATCGGGCGCTGATCGGGCTTCGGCGCCGGCGCTTCGTCGTCCGGTCCGTCCGGAACAGGCGGCACCTTCCAAGGCACCTGCTTACCGTGCTTGAGCAGAACTTCCGCGACACTCGGAAGCGGACTGACCCTGTCGTCGGACTTCGCCAAGCCCACCGTGATCGCGTTCGCCGCGTTGTCGATCGCTTTGATCTTCACCATGCGCTCGCGGATATCGTCCTTGCACAGCTCAAGAAGCGCGCCCGGTGTCGGGAAGAACTTGTTCTTCGGTTCGCGCCGATAGGCGATGCACGCCGCTTCCAACCCAGCCTCCGTCACGCCTTCAAGATCGAAGCAGAAATCGAGGAATCTCGAACGCATCTGCGCGTCCGTCATGTCCGGCTGCCAGTAGTGCGGGATGAGCTTCGCCAGATGCGCGCTGATCTGCGCCTGCGTAGCTGGACGGGGGATCTTCGCGCGTTGGTCCGCAAGCCACGAGCGCAAGCTGTTTGGGCTCTGGCCGAGCAGTTCGCGCACCGTCGTCGCGCTCGCGATCTCCACCAGGCTCGAAACCAGCGATGTCCGCGAGGACGCGGATAGCGCGATCTGTAGGGGTTGATTTTCTTTCGGTACCAGCCCGGTCATTGATCGGTTTCCTGTTGAATTTCAGCGCGTTGCTGCACCACGTCCGCCATGACGCGGGCCAGCTTTTCGAGGTCGTGCCTTTCGCGGTGTGGTGGTCGCGAAATTCGCGGATGTGATCGTTCATCGCATCGGCAAGATCGATCCGGCCCTTGTCGCGCCAGAACCGGCGCGCGTATTCGAGATCGGGTTCGGTGGGGAAGTCCTCAGGGAGCGACGTGCCCGGTTTTCGCTTCGTCGCGCTTTCCGAACGTAGTGAGGATTCTTCTTCTGCCGATGGAGATGAAGAAGAAGAAGAAGATGTAGGGCCGTCACCTTGCCGTTCACCAATGGTACGCTTTGGTGATTTGTTTGGTGGCGTCTTTGGTGGCTGATTTTCAGTCGTGAATTGCGTCCCTGTTCCTCTGCGCTGGCGTATCCATTCGTCACGCACAAAGCGGCTGCAGTACCAGCACGGACCCGTGGAAGCCTCGATCAGGATTACGGTGTCGCCAGCCTTCCCGGCATGCGTCGGGGAAAATGTGAAGGCGGCGCAGCCATTATCCGAACCCTTCAGCACATTCTTCGCCGAAAGCTCCTTGGCGAGTTTCAGGGACACACCGGCCGAGCGCGCGAGGTCAGCGAGCGGCCAGCGGCAGACGCCATATTCGTCGCTGTCGTGGAGAACGCAGAGCATATCCATCCACGCACCGCGCGCCGCCTCGGAACAGCGACGCAGCTTTGCGTTGTTGCGCCAATCGGCCGGATAGAACTGGAATGACGGACGCTTCATGCCGCCTCCTTCCGCGCCTGCAGCCGGAATTTGTCGTCGCGCAGATGGTTCACGAGCGAGAACATCGCCAGCGCATCGGCCGCGTTGTCGTCCTCCGGCTCGAATCCGCGCTCCCGGCATTCCGCGATCGTGCGCTGCTTGATCCACTGCCGGCGGCGGTCTTTCTCGATGTGCGTGGGTGCGCGCGCCACACCGATGAAATGCTTGCGGATGTCTGTGAGGTTGGCTTCGCGGACTTCGATCCTGTCGGGGATGGCGAGCATTTCGGTAAGCCCGCACAGGCCGTAGAGCTTGCGCAGGGTCACGATTTGCGTCGTCTCCGGCAGGATCGGCATTTCGAAGGTGATGCAGTCTGGCTGCCACACGGCGAGCGCGTGCAGGAACCAGCCGCGATAGGCCAGCAGGAACGAGCCGATGTCCGGTCCCGTCGAGGGCAAGCGGAAAGAGCCGTGCGATTCCACGACGCCGTCGACTCCGAACGCGAAGCCGAGGCGTGTTGCAAGGTCAAGGGCCAAATCCCTCATCGAATTGAGGCACCCTTTCGCGTGAGTTTGTCGATGGCGTTCCGCACGCCTCTCATTTTTGCGGAGATGGATGTGGCGACGCCGGATTTGCCAGCGGCCAGAGCGGCAGCATGATCGCGCTGAAGCTGCGCGAGTTCGGCCGTCCATTTCTCCGCAATCTGATCTTGATTGGCGAACACAGTCTCCGACATTGCCGCCTCCTACGCCGCAGCGCGCGGCGCGTCTGGCGCCTTGGATGCAGCAGCGCGGCCCAGCGGCGTGTCCGCGATGTCGCCCAGGGCCAGCAGGATGGCGTCGTAATTGTCGACCTGCTCGCCTTCCAGCTCGTCGCGCAGCTCGCCGATCTTGAGCGTGAGCGCGCGGCGCTTGATCGCCTGCTTCAGTTCCTTCTTGGGAATGCCGGCGTTCTTGGCCTCGTCGAGCACGGACTTGATGTCGCCGTGGACGACTTTGCATTCCGCCATGAACTCGCCCTTCATCGTGGCGAGATCGCCGTTCAGGTTCTCGATGCGATCGACAAACCCCTTCACCGCTTCCGGGTCGTATCCATTGCCGCGGATCGCGCTGACGCCGTGGCCGTCCTGTCCATTCTGCTGCTTTACGTTCTTTGCCATTGGTTGATCCTCGTGGGGTAGGAGGCTCGCCGTTCTCCGCGGGTGAGCCATGCGCGGTGTGTTGCTTCCGTGCGATCAATCGGCGGCAGACCAAGCCGGTTCGCCTTGCCGATCACCGCGTTGCCCGTGCATCCGAGCGCGTCGGCGATCTCGCGGGTGCGGAAGGTCGACCACATCGAGCGCAGAACTTCGACCCGGCCCTTAGTCCAGAACCGCGTCCTCACAGCACCACCGCTAGGAACGCGCCGAGCGAGATCGCGACGATAGCCAGCACGGCCCACAATTCGCCCGGATGCGGCACGCGCGTCTTCACGAGGTCTATGCCGTCCGGGTAGCGGTGTTCGGATGAGGTCACGAGCATGTTGTTAACCTCCGGGTATCGTTAAAAGTTAAGGTTGACGGGGCCTTTACCTTTGCGGCTCGCCAGCGGGCCATGTTCATTGCGCGCGATTGAACGAGCATCGCGCCGTGGTTGCCTTCATCGAGAGCCAGCTTGCGCGCCCGACGCGCCGCCCGGAATTTGAAACGCTGTCCGGCCAACGCGCTCAGCGCCTTCGCCATCAGCGGCCACCGAAGCGGATGAACCGACCGAGGAACACCGCCGCGACCGGTGACAAAGCGAGATACGCGAGCAGGAGCCAGATCATGCCGCTACCCGATGCTCAGCCAGAAGACGCTGCAGAAGCATGCGCGACGGGCCGCTCGGCTTGGTCTTGCCGGTTTCCCAATTGGAGATCGACGACTGATCGATCCCGAGCAATTCGGCTAGCTGGGCCTGCGATAGGCCAAGCTCCGTGCGGACCGCTGCCGCGTCGAACAAATCATCCATGGAAGGGGACAATGACTAACTCATTGTGTGCTGTCAATGAGCATCCCATAGCGTGGCACGGCATCCTTCGCCGGATGCAGGAACCTCACGACAGGCTCAAGAAGGTGCGTGTAGAGGCGGGATTTTCGACCGCCACGCAGGCTGCCAAGTCCATGGGCGTGCCGCCACCGACGTACCTGGGCCACGAGAACGGCACCACCGGGCTACGCCGGGATGCAGCGGTTCGCTATGCCGCGTTCTTCCGGGTCTCGCTCGACTGGCTGCTTACCGGCAAGGGCGCTCACAAGCGCAAACCGCTGTCGCCTGTGGTTGGCGAGGTCGGCGCGGGGGCGGAGGTCTTCCCGTTCGATGACTACCCGCAGGGCGGCGGGCTCGAGATGGTCGAAGCCCCCACAGGCGAGGAGGGCTGCGTCGCGGTCAAGATCAAGGGCGACAGCCAATATCCGCTGCAAGAGGGCTGGCTGATCTTCTACCGGCGCCTCGATCAGGGCGTGGACGAGGCTAAATGCTTGGGCGAACTGTGCGTTGTGAAGGTCTCAGACGGCGCAACGCTGCTGAAAACCGTGCGGCGCGGCACATCCAAACACCACTACCGGCTCGAAAGCTGGAACGCCCCGCCACGGGAGGATGTCGTGCTCGAATGGGCAACACCGGTTCTCTACATCCGGCCGCGATAGCGGGCTATTTGCCCGCTGACGGCGCACCAAGGCACTGGAACTTCGTGTCCACGCGCCAGCGCAGGCACCCGTACTCATTGCGCGCCAGGCACGTCTGTTCGCCAGCACCGAAAGGCTCGGCTCGGTCGTAGCCCCAAGCCTGACACCGGGCGCCGGCCGTCCGGGCCGCAGCTTCGTGGTCGACCTCGGGCCGTTGGAACATCCCGTATTCGTAGGACATGGTGATCGAGCCATCGGCTCGGCTGCCGCCCGTCGACTCCATAGCGATTGGTGTGGCGCACCCGGCCAGCGTGGCGATTACACCGCCGATCAATATTCTCCTAAGCATTGTATCCCCCCTTGTTTCGCGCGCAGCATAGCCTGAAACCGCCCGACTGGAAAATTCTATGAGTTTCCCATTGACACACCCAAAGACTATGAGTAAGTCATAGTTCGTCACGATGCACGAGGTCGAGCAATGGCAGAGCGGAAGTCAGCAGCGCAGCGGGCAGCCGAACGGCGAGCTAAGCGGCCGGCGAAGTACCGGAACCTGCCGACCCACAAGGAACGGATGATCGAGCGTCGCGCTGAGCAAAATCTTCGGCGCGTGTCGCCATGACCGACTCTGTAGCGGCGCTGATCGCGAGGCTGCGTGAGGCGACAAAAGCATTCGCGCGAGAATTTCGAGGAACAAGAAAGGAGGCGTCATGGTCTACAAGCCAGAATCCGACGATTGAGGACAAGACGGTCTATGTGACCGTTACCGGCCTCACAGGTGTCGGAAAGAGCATCGTTTACACAGAGATTGCGACGGCTCTTTCCGCCATCGGCTTGAAAGTTGAGCACGCCGACCCAAAAGCCGCAGCAGCGGAAATGCGGCTCAACGATCACGAACAGCTTCTGAGCTACGAGCCTCGCATCGTTATGCGCGAAACCAACGTTGCGCGCGCGAGGCAATCTCAATGACCGACAAGCTGATGCAGGCGGTAGAGCGGGTGAAGGGCGGTTCGAACCGTGGGCCACGCGATCCGGCCGCTAGGCTGGATGTACCGCCCGTGAAGTTCTGCAGGGCCTGCCGCTGGCTGAATACCGACTACTTCGACTGTCGGTCGCCCAAGAACATCGAGCGCAACCTTGTTACTGGGGTTCCGCAAGAGCGTGCCTCGACGGCAGGCGAAGCCCGCAATTGGCCTCACCTGTGCGGACACGACGCCAAATGGTTCGAGCCAAAGCCCACCAATCCCGAAGCGATGACCGACGCCACGAACAGCGAGTCTCAAGGCGCTGAGACGGAAGAGGTGGCAGCATGAGCGACGGACCTACAGCGCTGGCACGGCACGCGCTCGGCCTCGTTGATGGCCGGAAGGTATCTTACCGCAATCATTTTGTGTGCGGCCCAGGTCATTCGGACTTTGATAAATGGGAACGCATGGTCGTCATCGGCGATGCGCGGCGTTTCGGTCCCAGCCCGCTATACGGCGGCGATTACATGTTCAGGCTCACACACAAAGGCGCGCGATCCGTCCTGCGTGAAGGCGAGCGGCTGGATCCAGAAGATTTCCCAGAGGCGGCAACCGCATGACCCCCTCCCACGACATCCTAGAAGCGACAGACGCGGTGGCAGCGCTGTTTGTCGAGACGGGCGGGTGCTACTTTGGCCTCGAAGGCGTCGATCCTTGGGACATTCGCCGCGACGCGCGTCTATACTCCGGGCCTTATCCGGTCGTGGCGCATCCGCCGTGCCAGCGCTGGGGCAAGTTCTGGATGGGACAGCCGCTCGCGGTGAAGCGGACGGGCGTTCGCAAGACCAAGGGCGATGACGGCGGGTGCTTCGCTGCAGCGCTCGCGGCAGTACGCAAGTTCGGCGGCATCCTGGAGCACCCGTGCGGCAGTCACGCATGGGACCACTTCGGCCTCAACCGGCCAGCGCGCGAGGGCGGATGGATCGTTGCCGACTTCCACGGCGGCTGGACATGCTGCGTCGAGCAGGGCCGCTACGGTCACTACGCCCGCAAGCCAACGTGGCTCTACGCGGTCGGATGCGAACTCCCCGAACTGGCATGGGGCAAGAGCGCAGCGCGGCTTGATCCTGTCGTTATCGAGCGGATGGGACTGAAGCGCGCGCAACGTCTTGGAGAAGTCGGTGCACGTGGCGGCGGCAAGGACAGCACTCCGCGCATTCACACACCGCCTGCATTCCGCGACCTGCTTCTGTCAATCGCCAGGACGGCCTGCACCCGTGAAGCGGTAGCCGCATGAGCGCATCGCTCGACATCATCGAATGCACCGACCCGGAATATTTCGAGCGTCTTGAAGGCGGCGGTCGTCCGCACGCTGTCTACGCGCCGGTATCAAAAGCGGAAGACCAACGTGCTGCCGGGATGCTCACGACGGCGCTGAACGATTGCGTTCTGGAAAGGCGCCAATTTTCCTCTATCGCAACTCGCACACCTTTGGGACAGCACGCACAGGAACAACAATGGGAGGCGGCATAGATGGGCAGGCATACACCCGGACCTTGGACCGTTGTTGAATACGGCGATGGGGACAATCTGGCGATCCATGATGGCGACAGCGAAAACCGCATCTGCTTCATGGCAACGCACGGCGGCTCGCAGAAGCAATGGGAAGCCATCCAAGCAAATGCCGAACTGATCGCCGCCGTCCCTGATCTTCTGGAGGCGGCGCAGAAAATCTATGCGCACCTGATCGCGCGGATCGATGCTGCACCGTCCACGGCCAAGCCTGTGTTCGACGGCATCGTCGAATTGCACGACGCAATCGCGAAAGCCACCCCCACCGACGATACGAAGGGAGAAACGGCGAATGGGTAAGCAAAAACTGAGCTTAGGTGATCGCATCATCCAACGCGCAAACGAGGGATACCACACTCGGCTGACGACGGGTCCGAAAGACTATCCGCCGTTCGCGCTTTCCTCGATGGAGGACCGCATTCGTTGGTCCAAATACATCAAGACCATTGCGGACGAGATCGAAGCCGAGGACCGCCATGACCCTTGAGCAGCAAGCGGTCGCGGATCAGGTGCTCGCATACTGGCCCATAGCCCTGTTATCCGCCTTCGTGATCGGCGGCATGGTTGGCGCGTGGTGGCTGAGCAAGCGTGGTGGCGCGGTCGAAATGTCGGAAGCGGATCGGATCGCAGCGCTACGGGCAGAGATTGCCGCATTGGAGCACGGGCCATGACAGAGATTCAGAACTCCCGGATCGCTGGCGTGCTTATGGCCGGCGCCGTGTTCCTCGCCGTGCTGATGGTGATCCTGTGAAGATCGCGCTCTACATCGAAGACGGGCTTGAACAGCTCGTCCTCACGCCCGAAAGCAAGATCGAGCGAAACATCCTCGCCAAGATGCACGACGCATCGCGCGAATTGAAGATCGTTCGCGGCCAGTTTTACGACTGCAACGGCGGATGGAAGCGGCACGCTGAACGTCGGTTCGAGCGCGTCGAGTTCCGCCCCGGCGATGACAGCGACGACAGCACGATTGTTGTCCTAACGCCCAAGATCGAGGTGGCGTGATGGCGAAGATCGACAAGCCGGGCGTCTATGAGATCAGCGCGGAGGAGTACCATCAAGATCCTTGCCCCACGCCGTCGCTGTCCTCATCGATAGCGAAGCTCTGCGTGACGCGCACGCCGCGGCACGCGTGGGCCGCGCATCCCCGGCTGAACCCCGCTTACGAGCCGGATCACTCCGACAAGTTCGACCTCGGATCGGCGGCGCATTCGTTCATGCTGCACGACGAGCGCGCCTTCGCGGTGATCGACGCCGAGGATTGGCGGACGAAGGAATCCAAAGCTGCCCGCGACGCCGCGCGCGACGCTGGCAAGATCCCGCTCCTGACCGAGCAATGGGAGCGCGTCCAGATGATGGTGCGCTCCGGCCGCAGCCAGCTCGCAATCCACGACGACGCGCACGATGCCTTCACGAACGGCAAGCCCGAGCAAACGCTGATCTGGAAAGAGCATGGCCTGTGGTGCCGCGCGCGTCTCGACTGGCTTCCGAACGCTGGCGACACGTTCGACGACTTCAAATCCACGCAGGCCAGCGCCGATCCCGACGACTGGAAGCGGATCGTGTACAGCCTCGGCTTCGATATCCAGGCGGGGTTCTACCGGCGCGGCATCAAGGCCCTCGGTCTGTCCAAAGACCCGGCGTTCCGCTTCATCGTGCAAGAGACGGAATCTCCGTTCGCCCTGTGCGCCATCGGTCTGACGCCATCGGCAATCGATCTGTCGGAGCACAAGGTGGCCCGCGCAATCGAGATATGGCGCCAGTGCATGGCGTCGAACCTGTGGCCCGGCTATCCGAGCCGCACTTGTTACATCGATGTCCCGCCTTGGGCGGAAGCTCAGTTCATAGCCAAGGACTCCCACATGGACGACACGCTGAGGCGCGCACGGAAGCCGAGCCAAGGCGATCTGCAACGCAGCCTGGAGGCGCAAGCACCATGACCTACACGTTTCGCGACGCCACACGCTCGGAAGCGAAGCCGCTCATCGGGCTCTATTCGGAATCCGGTTGCGGCAAGACGTACAGCGCTCTGGTGCTCGCTCGCGGTTTTGTCGGCCCTGACGGCACCATCGGCATGATCGAGACGGAAAGCGGTCGCGGTGAAGCCTATGCCGATAAGGCCGAATACCCAGAAATCGGCGGCTACAAGGTGCTGTCGCTGCGCAACGACTTCAGCCCCATGGCTTACGGCAACGCGATGGATGCCGCTGAGAAGGCAAAGATCGACGCGCTGATCATCGATTCTGCCAGCCACGAATGGGAAGGCGCCGGCGGCGTGCTTTCCATGGCGGCGACGCTGCAGGATCAGGGCAAGAAAGGCCCCGTCGTCTGGCAGAAGCCGAAGATGGACCATCAGCGCCACTTTATGCTGCGCTTCATGCAAAGCCCGATTCCGCTCGTGATCCTGTGTATGCGTGCGAAATACCCGATGCGCGAGGTTGAGAAGAATGGCCGCAAAGAATGGGTGCGATCCGAGATCCTCGACCCGAAGCAGGCTGACGACATCTTGTTCGAGATGTTCGTTCACGGGTGGATCGACGGCGCCCACAACTTCCACCGCACGAAATGCACGGCAAAGGCGCTCGAAGGCGTGTTCGCGGACGGCAAGCCGCTGTCACTCGATACCGGGCGGCAACTCGCCCAATGGGCCAGCGGTGCCACGGTCGAACGGAAGCGCGACGCCAAGCCTGACGGCGATCAACTCGAAATCCTGCTCAAGAAGGGCTACGTCGCGGCGGACGGCGGCATGGCAGCGCTTGGCGAATGGTGGTCAAGCGTTCCGAAGGACCTTCGGCCGGCGCTCCTAAGGATCAAGGACGAAGAGCTTAAGCCCGTCGCACAGCGCGTCGACGAACTGGCGAGCGCAGCGGCATGACCAACCCCACTCGCCTTCCGCACGACGGAGGAGCGTGTCCGGTGCCGCCGGGGACGAAAGTGCGGGTTTGGCTTCGTGGCACAACCGGAGAAGTAGGGCCGTTTGGTGGCTTAGCCGCTTCATACGACTGGCACCACGAACCTGATCTGCGGACGGCCGAAGTCGTGTTCTACGAGATTGTGTCATGACCGCACGCGCCCGCTCCACGGTCAGCAAATCCGACTTGGCGAAATTGGCCGGGTTCTGCAAGAGCTTGGGCGTGACGCCGGCCGAGGTGGAGATACGGCCGGGCGGGATCGTGGCCGTGCGGTTCGGCGAGCAGGAAGGCTTGACTCCTCCGATATTGAATCGCGAACTTGAACGCCGGGAGATAGAAGCCGAGCGGGTAGGGCAATATGGAAAAAGACACAAGAACGCCAGGCCTCAAAAGGCGTGGGACCCTTACTTACTGGATTCCTCCCGATAGGGACATCAAGGCCGGGTATCCGATCCGCATCGTGCGGCTGCCGCGCGAACTGACCGACGATGAAGTCTCAGCGAAATGCCGCGAGCTTTGGGCCGATCTCGAAATCTGGCGCGCAGGGCAGGAGAACGGCCGCACACCGTATTCGATCGCGTGGCTGATCTTCCGCTACAAGCACGACCCGCACTCGCCCTATCACAAGCTCCGGGGCAAGACGAAGAAGAGCTACGATTACCTCTGCAACAAGATCGAGTTCGAGCTGGGGCCCCGCATCATCGCGCCGCGGAAGGGCGCACATGGCATCACCGGCGAACAAGTGCTCGGATGGTATGCGGGCTGGGAGGGTCCGAACGGCGAAACACCATCCGCCGCCAAGCACACGATCACCATGGTCCGCACGCTGGCGCGATATGCCGTCATCATCGCCTGCCCTGGCGCGCGGGAGTTCAAGGATCTGCTGTCGACGATGGAGTTTCCCGTAGCGCAGCCGCGCACGGTGGCGCCGACACGCGAGGAAGTGAAGGCGATCGTCGATCAGGCGGTGAAGGACGGCTACCTGTCGATCGCCATCGCCACACAGGCGCAGTTCGATCTCGTCGAGCGCCGCACGCACATCATAGGATATTGGGAAGCCGGCCAGTGGACGAGCGGCTGGCGCTGGCAGGATATCGACCAGCGGGCGTGGACGATCCGCTATCATCAGAACAAGGTCGGGCTGATGCTGCGCGAGTTCGATCTGAACGACACGCCACGGCTGCTCGAACTGCTCGAGCTGGTGCCGAAGGATCAGCGCGTCGGGCCGGTGATCAAGTGCGAGCGGAGGCGTGGTGCGCTTGGGCCATGGAACGAGCGGCACTATGCCGAGGTGTTCCGGGGAATCTGCCGCCGGGCCGGTGTGTCGGACGAGATCAAGTCGATGGACATGCGGGCCGGTGGCGGGACGGAAGCGGACCTGACGCCCGGCGTGACCGACCGGATGCTGCAGGACGCGTTCGGCCACAAGAGCGCGCAGACGAAGGAAATCTACCGCCGCGCCAAGCAGCGCAACGCGCAGAACGTGGTGAAGCTGAGACAGGGCCGAGTAAATGAATGACAACAGTCTCGAAATCCTGAACCCCGAAGGATGGGTGGGTTGGTATCGCAGCGGCGGCGCCCGGCGACTGTTGAAGTCGGCCGGAACGTCGGTTGTTATGGAGAACGGGGGCACTTGGTACCTCACGGTTGAGGCCGTGCCTGACGAATACTCCGCCGATTTTTGGTTCAGACGGAATGTGTCCAAGCCGTGACCGCTCCCGACACGCGCGACGATCTCTGCCAGTGCGGGCACCGGCGCGGCGATCATTCTCCGCTCGAAAATCGCCCCTGCCTGATCTGTAAGGACCGCGAGATATGCGGTGGGTTCGTGA